ACTGGCTACCTGCATGAGGCTATTTTTTGTTTCGTCCGCTTCCCGGATCCGAAACAGTTTTTCTGCTTCTGCATCTTTCACCCAGGCTGTGCCGTTCCACTTCTGATATTCCCCTTCCGGGGATAACCAGGTGACATTTTCCGGTAACGGACCAAGTTCAGAAATAAATAACGCGCTCCCTGATTCCACGTTATAAACCGTTTTACCCCGATGATCTTCAACGAGATGCCATGACTCCTCTTCACTGTTGAAAACAGCCACGAAACCAGCCGGAGTATCCGGTGGAGCAATATCCGTAGAATTAGCTGGCAGACCTGTATGCGGTGGAATATATGCATCACCTTCACCAATAAATTCATTAGTTCCGGCCAGCAGGTTATAGATTTTTATAGTCCGTGATTGTTCACTCATTCTGAATGCCATTATGCAAGCCTCACAATATAGTTAAATGCGATGTTTTTGACGGTGTTTTCCGCGTTACCCGCAGCGTTAACGGTGATGGTATGTCCATGCGCACCCAATGCCACTGTGTGTGCATGGGCACCAATGCCTACGGTATGGTTATGCTGACCAATATTGACGGTATGAGCGTGAGCCCCGGCAGAGCTTGACACCTGGTTGGTTCCTGATACCTGTACGCGTTGTTTACCACCAACAGAGTCACCACCATAGCGCCCACCGACAGTGTGTGTATGCGCTCCCGTATTGTTTGTCGTTTTTGTGCCGTGGTTAAACGTGCTGACCGTTTTTGTCCCGTAATCAAACGAACTGGTTGTTTTCGTCCCCAAATCCGTACTGGATGCACTGGCACTGTGGGTGTGAGATTTAATGCCGTCCTGTTCCTGTGACAGAATTTCACGACCACTGACGGGCTTGCCCTTAATCATCCAGCCACGCATATCAGGGATCACGCCTGACGGATAAGCGACTGCAAGTTTCGGGTATGCAGATTTGTCAAAAGTCTGCCCCTGCATCAGGGCATAACCAGACGGAACGGTATCTGATGGCCACGGGATTGGTGCGCCGACTGGGTAGCTTTCTGGTGGAAGATTTTTCGAGGTATAAACTTCTGCCCAGCCTTCCTCAAAACCATAACCGTCTCTTGAAGAACGGTAGAACAGACCACCATTTCTGTAATGCGCCTTCATCTGCAAGGTCCGGCAACTTCCGACTCCGGTATAGAAGTTAACCAGAATATAGCTGTCGCCAGAGCGGGTGACATTGTAAGCGCCTGATTCGGCATTCCAGGGAACGCCACCATCCGCATCGGCATATGTATCCGTTGCCCTTCTGGCAAAAGCAGCCACATGCGCGGCGGTTAAAGTAATATCTTTTGAACCATCAAACTCAACCCCAGAAACCAGTCTTGGCGTTTGCAGCTTTGTTGCTGTCAATGCGTTACCGTTCAGACTTGCGGACAGTTTGGTTCCAATAACCAGTTCGCCGGTTGCGTTATCAATAGCAAACGGTCTTAATGCATTCCAGCCACCATAAACATCACCTTGATTGGTAAGCAGCAGATAAGTTTTAGCGCCGTCATTTCTCCATAATGCACCATATTCCCCACCTATCATTCGAATCTGATTACCACCACGCGCTACAATTTCGTCTGTTGCGAAAAGTTTTTTGCACGACAAGTTATCGTTAACAATTAACGAATGAGATTCGTAAAAACCGCGCCCACTTTTAAAATCAAGGATAACGTCAGCTGCGACACATTCTGTCGCCGGATTTATTGCCCCAAACTTATAGGTCGTATCATTAACAACGAGATCAGCACCCGGTGTGGATATTGACAGGCCATCTTCGATAAACGCAAAAACAGGGAAAGCAGCACCATCAACATAGAACACAGAGCGCAAATCATCGCCCTTATTACTCATCATTATTGAGTGAATGGCTCGTTCATTGTTTTGATATTGCCAGAACATTCCATAGGCATAACGCCCCCTGTCAGTCCAGCCGCCAGGCATAACGAATCCATTAAACTCACAGTTATTTAGTGGATCGTTCGCAGTTCGTGTTGCGGTAGTAATAATTACTCTTGATGCCAGCTCGCTTACTGAGCCAGCAGAGCGCATAACAACAACAGGGTAATATTTCCCCGGTGTTGCACCTGCCGGAGCATTAACGCGCACATAACGCATACCATGCTTAGCAGCAAAGTCGGTTTTGCTGACCGCATTAATGTTGTTCAGGAAAGCGCCCTTATCTGGAATATCTTTACCGTTCTGATCTTTCTGCAGACGTTTCTCAGCATTGTCATTGGCTGCTTTTACTGCCTTTGGCGTTGCCGCCAGTGACTCGGAAGTGCTGTTGGTCGCGTTACTAAGTTTCACAACACCTTTAGTTGTAAGACTTGCGTCTTCCATCGCAACCGCGCCAGCAATCTCTTCAGCACGATCAGCGGCAGCTTCTGCACGAGTCGCAGCGGATTCAGCGGCAGTTTTGCTCTGAGATGCAGCCGTCGCACTGCCTGCTGCTTCTGTTGCCTTCGTGGATGCCGTTGTGGCGCTGCCCTTTGCTGCTGACGCTTGTCTGGTCGCCTCATCTTTTGAAGCAGACGCCGATGATGCCGATGACGCCGCCGAACTGGCGGACGATGCGGCTGCCGCCTTAGAGGAAGCAGCATTGTCTTCTGAAGTCTTTGCATTTGTTTCAGAGGTTTTTGCTGCCGATGCTGAATTTTTAGCAGCTGTAGCCTGACTCGTCGCCTCAGTCGCTTTTGCGGTAGCTGTTGTCGCTGATGACAATGCGTTTTCCGCAGATTTTCCAGCGGCGGTGGCACTGGCTGAGGCCTGCCCGGCACTTGTTGACGCGGCACTGGCTGACGACGCAGCCGCTGTTTTTGAGCCTGCCGCAGCTGAGGCACTCTGTTCCGCTGCCGTTTCAGAGGACTTAGCGTTTGTCTCAGACGTCTTTGCCGCCTTCGCAGAATTTCCTGCTGCCGTTGCCGAAGAAGCTGCACTACTGGCGCTCGAGGCTGCGTTCGTTTCTGATGATTTTGCCGCCTCTTTTGAAGCCGCTGCATCCCTGGCTGACGTGGCAGCTTCTGACGCCTTCGTGGTTGCAGTAGATGCAGAAGTGGCCGCAGATTTTTGTGACGCTACAGCATTCGTTTCTGACGTTTTCGCATTCGTCTCAGACGCCTTTGCCGCCTTCGCAGAATTTCCTGCCGCCGTTGCCGAAGAAGCGGCACTACTGGCGCTCAAGGCTGCGTTCGTTTCTGATGATTTTGCCGCCTCTTTTGAGGCTGCGGCATCCCTGGCTGACGTGCTGGCGGCACGTGCTGAATTTCCCGCATCAGCGGCATGACTCGCCGCCTGATTGGCTGATGCACTGGCATCGCTGGCTGATTTCTTCGCGGCTGCCGTATTCTGTGCAACCGCGGAGGCGTTACGTGACACCTCTTCCACCATCTGCTCAAAGCGACGCAGTGCCTCCGGCCGGACATCATCCTCCGTCATTGCACCGAGGAAATCATTCAGTGTGCCCGGCTTTGAGTCCTCATACACGGTGATAATCCCGGCATGTGACGGTGGAAATCCCTCCACCAACAGAATGACGCTGTACTGGCCGAACTCAACGTCCATTGTGTAACGCCCGGCTTCATCCGGGTTTTCTGAAGCCACCGTGTTCACCACCACCGTGGTGCTGTTACGTCTGGCTTTCAGCTGGATTGTGCAGTTCTGTACCGGTTTTCCTGTACCGTCTTTCAGTACACCTGAAATCTTTACTGCCATACTCACCCCACAAAAAAGCCCGCCTGAACCGGCGGGCTGTCATAACACTGTGTTACCTGGCTAATCAGAATTTATAACCGACACCCACGATGAAACCATCAGTGCGCCAGTCACCACTGCCGGAGCCTTCATAAGCAATATCAATGGCCACGGATTCGGTCGGGTTAAACTGCACGCCAGCCCCCCACGCCAGAGACGTGTTACTGTGGCGACCGTCATCACTTCCGGTCAGCACATCGTGCGTTTTCCCCTTGTTGTCAGTTACGCGGAGATAATCCCCGGAGAAAGTCGACACACGGCTGTAAGCCACACCCGCCATCGCATACGTGCTGAACCATTCATTCACGCGCACAGATGGCCCCGCCATCACGCTGAACCAGCGGTTACGCACAGAATCTTCATGCCAGCGGGTATCGCTGTAACGGGTAAGCTGGCGATTCCTGTCTCCTGCATAGCTGAATGACGTCACCATTCCCAGCGTGTCCGTAAACTCATAACGGTATTTCACGTTAATCCCGTTAAGCTCATCGCTGCCGGAAACGTTCGTCGGGGCATGAAGATAGCCCGCGCTCAGCGTGGACTGATGTTCAGACGCCCATGCAGGCGCACCGGATACGGCCAGACAGATGGCTGCGGACAAAATGGCTGCACAAACTTTACGCATAAT